TTTACAGTTATCTACTTGCACAAAACATCATTGTGCCACCAAAAGGCAGCGCATCAAAGAATGAAAGATTCGAAGGCGCTTATGTCAAAGACCCTCAGATTGGTCTGCATGATTGGGTTGCATCTTTTGACTTGAACAGTCTGTATCCTCACTTGATGATGCAGTATAATATTTCACCTGAGACTTTGATTGAGCCTTCAGAGTACACGCCAGAAATGCGAAAAGTTATTTCTAATGGTGTAGATGTTGAAAAGCTTCTTTATAAAAAAATTGACCTATCAAACATTGGTGATGTAACTCTGACTCCTAATGGACAATTCTTCCGTAAAGATATTCATGGCTTTGTGCCTAAGATGCTTGAAGAAATGTATGAAGATAGGAAAAAGTTTAAGAAGTTGATGATTTCGGCTAAACAGGAATATGAAAAAGAAACTGATGGTCGAAAGAAACTAGAACTGTCAAAGAAGATTGCGCGTTATAACAACCTTCAACTTGCTAAAAAAGTATCCTTGAATTCAGCTTATGGTGCAATGGGTTCACAATATTTCAGATTCTATGATTTGAGAATTGCTGTTGCTGTTACTCTTGCCGGTCAATTGTCGATTCGTTGGATTGAAAATAAAGTTAACGAATACATGAACAAATTATTGAGTACCGAAAATGAAGATTATATCATTGCATCAGATACGGATTCGATTTACCTACGTCTTGGTTCACTTGTTAATAAAGTGTACGGTGCGGGAGATGTGGTATCGCTCCCCAAAAACAAAGTTATCGAATTCATGGATAGAGTCTGTGAGGATAAAATACAACCGTTCATTGATAAAAGTTATCAAGAACTTGCTACGTATGTAAATGCTTATGCACAAAAGATGCAGATGAAACGTGAGGGTCTGTCTGATAAAGGTATCTGGACTGCTAAGAAGCGTTACATTCTGCAAGTGTATAACAATGAAGGTGTGCAGTATGCAGAGCCTGATTTGAAGGTGATGGGTCTTGAAATGGTCAAGTCCTCAACACCTGCTGCCGTCAGGGATAAAATGAAGGAAGTGATTCGACTGGTTGTTACATCAGATGAGAATACAATTCAAAAGTTTATTGAGGACTTCAGAAACGAATTCAAATCTTTACCTCCTGAAGAAATATCTTTTCCTCGTTCCGTGAATGGTTTAAAAACTTATTCTGACAAAGGCCAGATATATACTAAAGGAACACCAATTCATGTGAAGGGTGCTTTGCTTTACAATTATTATCTTAACAAGCTAAGTCTTGATAAGAAATATCCTAAAATTCAAGAGGGTGAGAAACTTAAATTCACCTATCTGAAGCAGCCAAATCCTATCAATGATACGGTAATTTCGTACCCTTCTCGTTTGCCGCCAGAAATGAATCTTGACAAGTACATCGATTATGATTTACAATTCGAAAAGACATTTCTAGACCCAATTAAAATCATTTTAGATTGCATTGGTTGGAAACCAGAAAAAACTAATTCGCTAGATGCATTTTTTTAAGGAATAATTATGAGTTTGTTGGACAAAATTAAAAAGAATAGCACAATTAAAGATGCTGCTATTCTATCTAAATCTAAATTTTTCACCGAAAAGGATATGATTCCAACATCTATTCCTATGGTGAACGTTGCGTTATCTGGCCGCCTCGACGGCGGTCTGACACCAGGTCTTACAATGTGGGCAGGTCCATCCAAGCATTTTAAGACGGCATTTTCATTGTTGATGGCCAAATCTTACATGGAGAAATACGATGAAGCTGTCCTTCTTTTCTATGATTCTGAATTCGGTACGCCACAATCTTACTTTGATACTTTTGGGATTGATACAGATAGGGTTCTACATACTCCTATTACCGACATTGAGCAATTAAAATTTGATATTATGAATCAGTTGCAAAACATCGAACGCGGTGAACGTGTCATGGTTGTTATTGATTCTATTGGCAATCTTGCTTCAAAGAAAGAAGTTGAAGATGCGTTAGACCAAAAGTCTGTTGCAGACATGAGCCGAGCAAAACAGGTCAAGAGTTTGTTCCGTATGGTGACACCTCACTTGACAATGAAAGATATTCCAATGGTAGTTGTTAATCACACCTACAAAGAGATTGGCATGTTCCCGAAAGATATTGTTGGTGGTGGCACTGGTTCTTACTACTCAGCAGATAATATTTTTATTCTTGGTCGCCAGCAAGAAAAAGATGGCACAGAAATTACTGGTTATAATTTTATTATCAATGTAGAGAAATCACGATATGTCAAAGAAAAATCTAAAATCCCTGTTAATGTATCTTTTGATGGTGGTATTAACAAGTGGTCTGGCTTATTGGATGTTGCTTTGGAATCCGGACACATTATCAAGCCTAGCAATGGTTGGTATTCGAAAGTAAACAAAGAAACGGGTGAAGTTGGGGACAAAAAACGTCTTGCAGACACTCAACAAGAATCTTTTTGGAAAGATATTCTTACAGATGAATCTTTCAAGCAATTTGTGAAAGAAAAATATGAAGTCGCTTTTGGTAACATTATGGGACAAGATACTGAAGAAGTTCAAGTCGAAGAAGTATAAACTCGGCGAAGATTTTCAGTTTTATAATTTTGCAGATACGAATTTAACCGGCATCATTCTTCGCAAAGGAGAATATGCCGGTGTCGTATACTATTATACACATGCAGGACTGAACGAAGAAGGTCTTGGTGCCAGACTGAAGTTCGGCTATCAAATTGTCCAAGCAGGCGAATTTAATCGCTATCTATTGGAAAAAGATGAAAACTTTGTTACACTCATGGGTGACATACTTACTGAACTAATTTTAACGGAAACCGAAATTGAACCGTCTAGAACACTCTATTCTGAAGAATCTGATTTATAATGAGGAATACACCCGAAAGGTAATGCCCTTCATTCAACCTGAATACTTCTCAGATAACACCGAGAAGATTGTTTTTGGTGAAATCAAAGAGTTTGTAGAGAAATATAAGAACCTACCGACCCATGAAGCATTGGTGATTAACTTCACTGAAAGTAAAAAGCTGACCGAAGAACAGGTTCGCAGTTCTATTGAAATTCTGAATCAACTTCATAAGAACAAAGATGAGCCGACAGAACAGCAATGGCTGACTGAACAAACTGAAAAGTTTTGTCAGGACAAAGCAATCTATAACGCAATTATGGATGCGGTGCAGATTCTTGATTCTAAGACCAACAAAGCAAAAGGTGAAATTCCAAAAATTTTGTCTGATGCCTTAGGTGTTTCATTTGACAGAAACGTTGGTCATGATTATATAAGCGATTATGAAAGTCGATATGATTTCTACCATAGAAAAGAAGAAAGGATTCCCTTTGACCTCGATTTCTTCAATAAGATTACAAAAGGTGGTCTTCCTAACAAAACTCTTAATATTGCCTTGGCTGGCACTGGTGTTGGTAAGTCTCTCTTTATGTGTCATGTTGCCGCTGGCTGTATTTCACAGGGTTACGATGTTCTCTACATCACTATGGAAATGGCTGAAGAAAAAATTGCGGAGAGAATAGATGCGAATCTTCTTAATATTCGTCTTGATGATTTACATATTATATCCAAAGACGACTACACCAGAAAGTTTCAATCCTTACAGAACAAGACCCACGGCAGACTTATCATTAAAGAATATCCGACCGCATCTGCTGGTTCAATGCACTTTCGTTCGTTGTTAAATGAACTACAATTGAAAAAGAGTTTCAGACCGAAAATCATTTTCATCGACTACCTGAATATTTGTTGTTCCTCAAGACTCAAGCCTGGTTCTAATGTCAACAGCTACACATACATCAAAGCAATTGCTGAGGAACTCCGTGGCTTGGCTGTAGAGTTTAATGTGCCGATTGTCTCAGCTACACAAACAACTCGCTCAGGATACAGTAATTCCGATGTGGATTTGACAGACACTAGTGAATCCTTCGGTTTGCCAGCAACGGCTGACTTCATGTTCGCTTTGATTAACACGGAAGAACTTGAGCAATTAAATCAGATTATGGTCAAACAGTTGAAAAACCGTTATAATGACCCTAGTTCCAATAAAAAGTTTGTGATTGGGGTTGACAGGGCTAAGATGAAGCTGTATGATGTAGAAG